ATTTGACTGCGCGGAAACTACCAAAGAGGATCCTCCTCATTAGGGCTACTGAACATTTCTGTCCCATTGCACTAACAAAGAGGGTTTCCCCCTCTGGCAAAACCGTTATGCTTCCTTTATACTTAAAAAAGAATGTTAAATACCTCTTCTCATAGGAGAGACAGTTTAGCACCTCATTTAAAGATATTGGACACGTACCTTTTTCGAGAATTCATCTTGTAGAAGGAAATTCAAATCCTCTATAAAATGTTTCTCAGAATTGTCGACAAATCATCCTGAAGTTTCCTTCTCAACGATTTTGTCTCTTATAAAGTCTGCTCTTTTTACAAATTGCAGGACTTTTAAAGGTGACTTATCTGAGATCCTAGCTAAGGAAATACCTTGGAGTTTCTCATCTGCACGAGTGAATAGTTTTAAGACTTCTAAAAGTCGGTCAAACCGTTCATTCACGAGGATAAGATCTTCTAAAGTACTAACATTTGGATCAACTGACCCAGTCTCATAAAAAGTTAAATCTCCTAGGAGAATTTGACACTGAGACCGGATCATAAAATAGAAATCTTTCATTTTAACCACGCGGTCAACTTGTCAGAAGGAGTCAACCTCCTCTCAAGCTTCCGTATGATATCTGAAAAATATCTTTTTATAACCAGGATGAATGTATCCTGGAGTCAGCTGTTCCAACATTTCACTTGTCAATCTCTCAAGGATATCATCTACTGTACCTAACTCTAATTTAATTTTTGTAATTCGAGTCAGGAGAGAAATATGATATCAGGGGACATCGAATTTATGAATAGTAGAAATTATTCTATCTGTTCTTAAATGCAATGGTAATCCCTTGAAAATATCCGTTATAAGAGTAGCTGCATATGATTCATTTAAGAATAATGTAGCATCTTTTAACAGATTTCTCCTTGGTTTATCCATGGGACTTAGCATAGTAGCTAAGAGCTCATTGATAGAGATTTTTCCTGAATTTGCGTACATCGATAGGAGCGCCAGTAAATTTCACTTTACCGAACCTTCATCAAGTAAGCTCTTACTACATACCCGCTTAAGGTATCTAATAGGATGTTTAATATTCATTTTTGGCAATAATTGGAAGAGTATATTAACTCGACCCATTGCATTATTTTGACTAATAAACATTTTTCAGGAAATAGCCGATACAAAATGCCCGTTTATTCAAGAAACTTTTGCAAATTCAAAACTTTTGTTTGTAGAGACCACGGATTTGGATAAGTTTATACCAACCCCGTAACCTCTCATCAAACGCAAGTATTCCTCTGCAACATCTTTCTCAAATAAAACTATATCATCACCTAAAAGTTCATATTCGCTATACCATATGTTGAGGACATTACCTCGTACATTTTTATAAGCTAATTGAACAATCAAATGATGTGTTAGAGCGAGCATTGCTCAGCTCGAAAGAGCACCCATAGGTTGACCGACAGAATATTTAACATTAAAAACATCAGTACCTGATTTATCAGGGAACAAGAGTTTATATGTTCTATCTGTAAGTAATCCTCTTCAAGCTTTAGCAGCTTTCTCCCCTATTAAAGGGATTAGTACTGCCTCTTGGAGGATTATTGGTAACCTATCAGTGGCTGCAGACAAATCATATCCAAAAGATGATCCGAACCTAACAACTTTTTCCGCAGCCCTATTAACGGCAGCGAACTGGTCGAAAGTTCCATCATTCGGTAATGATTTTAAGAAACGAAAAATCATCTCATGTAGAGGTTTTAAACATGATTGTGTTCAAACATCTACTAGAGCGAAAACTCGAATCTTACCTGCAGCCTCCCTCTTAATTGCTAATTGTCCTAAACTAGGGTACTCATCTTTCAATGGGGACCCTATGGGAATATTATTTCCTTCTTTAATCATTTTAAATTTAAGATAAAGTTTAAATTGATCGAAGTTAAGAAGTAAATCCTCAACATGTTGATCAAGGCCTTCTCGCACTAATGCGGGAACATCCATTAATCAACCATGTCAGGAACTTTTAGCAGTAGGAGACGCTGTCTCGAGAGGAAGTAATCCCCATTCTTTTGAAAGTATTGATTTGTCAAAACGGAAAGAGTTTCTTGTAGATAATATCTTAAGATCTTCAATCCCTCGTGACAATTCATTGCTATCTCCAGAAAATGGATCAGTTATGGTGTTTATTTTTAAAACACCAGGAACGTTTATTATCCTGTATAGACTAAATAAAGTCAGTCAATACCGAATTCTAAAAGCATTCCCCGAGCGTATCGCCCTCCTATCACTTAACGGAATAAACCGTGGAAGTTTGGAGGTAGAGAGTCTCGGTAATTGAAGATCAGGTTCAATATCTTTTATTGAACTAATATGATCTTTACTTATACTCTTTTGTATGGCCAAGTGACCCGATTTTAGATATTTGACAGTATACGTTGCTCCATGACGTTTAGTCATAAGCAACAAGTATCCTGCGAATCCCTTTAAGATCTTGAGTTCTCGAAAGAGGCTTACTCTTGAGTCCGTACAAGCGGAGATTACTCGCCACCCTATGGACCCAATAAGTCTAAGTAACTCAAAAGGGTTACCTAGCGAAACCATAGGTTCGTGTCTAATATTATCTTTAAATGCATTCTTAAAAGAAAACATGATAGGAGGGTCTTTTTTAAACCCTTTTTTCATGATCTTTTGAGGAACCTTTAAAATAATTTTCTTAGGGTTTACCTCTGAAATCATGTCAGGCTCATCGTCTTTAGAGATTGTAACTTCATTTAATGAGGTCATAGCTCTTTTGACAACTTGCCTAGTGTATAATACATTAAAGCTAAGATTAAAAACTTTAAGTATCATAAACGAAGGTGTAAATAAAGTACCCTCAATCGCAAGATTAAGGTTATTTTTATTTTTCATCATGACATTTTTTTTAAAGTATTCCCTGGACGATGATAAATCATCCCCTTACCAGGTGGGGTCTTATTTAGAGTGGGATTTACCACTTTATATGAGAACCTACCAAAGGAAGAAAAATATAGGAAGATTACTTAGACAACCTCTCCCAAATAACTAAGCAAGGCTAATTCTGGCCCGAGTACAGCATCCTACTAATCACCTTTCGGTTATAATAGTTAACAGCTGCAACCGCAGAACTTCGCCACCTTAGCTCTTTTGAGAGCATTGCCGTCGTGGATCCTCCCAAGGAACCTCGAGAGATGTTAGAGATAATTTCAACAACGTCTATTTCTGCTGTTCGGACGAATCCGGCAGTAGGTTAAGAAGTCGCTAAAACTCCCTCCATCTTAGGAAGTTAATCTTTTGGATTAACCACTAAGACTGAGGTAGGATAAAAGCTACTCTTAAGGCCAACCAAACTGCGATTTAGTGTACCTCGAAAGAGGGCTAAACCAGTATGGCCTTTCTAAAGAATAACTTCTTTAGAAACCAATGATCCCCGCTCATGCTCTTTGATTGTAAACAATCTCAAGCTTGTGCACGGGACATAAAAGGTTTTCTTGACCTCCAATGGAGTCAAGAGTTTCCTCGAGTCTTTACAGACTCG